TTCCGATAGTTGGTACGCTTGCCAACTCAGTTGTTTTTGCCATAGTTTATTTTTTTACAAATTTAAGTAATAATACTACCTAAACAATAAAAATGCCAAATTATTTTTTAAACCATAATGTCCCTTTTATGTCACAATTTTTCAAATATTTGTGACATTAATGACAAGTTATCGTAACAAATAAGCATATAAATATGTTACGAGATTGCATGAAAATTTAGAAAAATTCATGCAGATTTAAGTATAAAAAAAGCCCCCCATTTCTGGAGGGCTCTGTTATTCAATCTGTTAAGATTAAACTCCTTGGAAGATTGCGTACTGATTAGCAGCGAATGTTCTAACGCCTGGGTAACTTAACATTGAGATGGTCTTTTGAGCATCTGTAGTTTTGTTTTGAGGAGCTAACATACCTGTTTCAGTTGTCAATACTCTTTGTCCGTTAACCTCTTGAAATACGATTTGGAAAGAAGGGAATTGCTTACCTGTCTTAGCATCGCTATTAATCTTTTGAGGAATTAACACACCATAGTTTCTCTTTTCTGGTACGGCTGAACCTGGGTTGAAGTTGTACACAGATTCTGGAGAGAACATGTTGTTCAAGTAGAAGTGGAAAGTGAAACCATCAATTGAGAAAGAGTTGAAACCGTAAGAAACAGCAGCCTCCTCGTTTCCACCAACTGAAGCGTAACGGATAGCACCATTGTTATAAGAACCAAATAATAAGTCGTTAACCGCTTGTCTTTGATAGATATCTTGTAAGAAATGGTATTCACCTGGAGAACCGTAGAAGTTCAATGTACGAGTTAAGGTATGGATGTTTGCGATAGTTGGACCTGTAGAAGCAGTATATTGGATTGTAGAACCACCTGCAGCAACACGAGGAATAACTCCTAATGTACCTACAGAACCACCATAAGAACCTAAGTTATCAATTGTAACACCCTCCATAATTTTGAAGAAAGCGTTGTTCATGTAACGACGGTTCATGTCATCCATTGCAAGGTAGTAGTAGTAGTGTTGTCCATTACCAAAGTCAACCTCGTTCTTTTCAATATCAGCACGGTCAGTAATTGTGAAGTCATCTCTGTGCTCAGTAGTTGTGTTTGTAATCTTATCTAAGATTGGAGCGATACCATTCAACTTGCTAGAGTTTTCACCAACGTTTACAGCACCTCTTAATAATAAGAAGTCAGTAGCTAATAAGTTAGCAGAACCAGCAGATGTGAAAGCATCTGTAGAACGTACTGGACGAATATCAGCAGTAGCAGGATAAGATGAGTTACTTACCGCAACAACCTGACCTTCAATACCTGAAGTCATAATACGAACAACCTCACCTACTCTCAAAGGAATAGTAGAGTTGTAGTAGTAAGGGTCATTTGCGTAAGTAGAACCAGCAGAACTACCAATAGATACTGTTACAGTTGCACCAGCAGAAGGAGCAGTTACAGCAGCCTTAACACCCACTACAGAGTGTAAGCTTCTTTTTTCAAAATGGTAAAACTGACGGTTGTCTGTTTTAGCTTCCATTACTGAGTTTCCTAATGCCATTTGTACTAAGGCATAGTTTTCGTTACCATAAATTCTTACCAAGTTCTTTTCAAAAGAACGGTCAAAAATGTTAAGGTTGTTAAGCAAGGTACGGTTCACCGCTGATGTAGCGATACCACTTTGAGAGTAGGTAGGCAAAGTGTTAGCCATAATATTTTATTTTAAATGTTTAATACATATTTTGTTGTCTGTGTCCGTTGAAGAGTTTATCTAGTAAGGTAGCCTCCTCATCAGCAACACTTGGTCTATAAGTTCCTTGCTGTTCAATATCCGTGGTAATGTTTTTTCTTTGCTTCAGCATCTCAATTCTTGTTTGATTAGCCGTTTGACTAATAACAGATTTGATTATCTTCTCAAAGTTATCAGCAATATACAAGTCTTTTAAAAGTTTATCAGATTTATACTCACCATCTTGGTAGTATCTTTCTGCATAATAATCTTGTAAACTTTCTGCCGCCTTACGATAATTTGAAATTTCCTGCGCAGGGATTTCAAACTTACCGTTAATAGTAAGACTTGCTTTATCATCTTTCCAACTAAATGGAAGATGACTAACACGAGACTCAATGTTATTTAAACTATCTAAAAACTTCTGTCTTTCTTCTTGGACTTCTGTTTCTAATTCAGGTTCAAATGTTTGTTCAGCCTTCGTGTATTGCGGAAATTTAATTTCCTCAGACATCTTTTCAAAAAACTCTCTTGCCTCAGATACATCATTTTTGATTTTCTGTGACAATTTTTTTTGTTCTCTTTTGAGCTTGGAATCGTCAAACGCAAACTCATCTATAGAATATTTTTCTTCGTACTCAGCCTGTACATCATCGTTGTCAAACTCTGGGTTTTGAAACTTGATATAAGACTTTAATACGTCTTCATCTGGTTTGTCTTTAATCTCATCAGCCACTTTCTTATTATAAAGAATATCTGCCACCTCATTAATCCTTCCCTCAGCTATAAGATTATATAAAGCCTCAGAGGTTTCATTTTCAAACTTTACTTGTTGAGCTGCCTGAGCCTGTAAGGATTCTTGCAATTCTTCCCAAGATGAAAACTGACCATCTGTTCTTTGTTTAATAAAATCATCCTCATCTAAAACCTCTTCAGCATTAGGGTCTGGTTGTTCTTCCTCAATTTGAATAGGTTGAGTTTCCTCAATTTCCTGTAACTGTTCAGCTGATAGTGTTTTAGCAAACTCCTGAAGAGGGTCTAACTCCTCTGTAGTTTCTATTGGGGTGATTGTTTGTTCAGCCGGAACAGCCTCGGCAGTTGGTACTGCTGCTTGTTCTTGACTTGGTTGTTCTGTTAAAGAGCTGCTTGCTTGTTTTTCAGCAGCATATTGCTGCATGAAGTCTGTGTTTTCCATATTTATTTTTGTTTGAAGGGATTTGCTTGTCCTAAACGTAACACAAATATAGGAAATTTATATTACAAAAAAGGCCGCCTAAGAATAGGCAGCCCGTTCAGCCATGAAAACACACACAAAGAAAGCTATGTTATTCAGAACCTTGTTCAGGTTCTTGAGGTTGTTCTTGTTGTTCTGCTTGTTGTTGAGCCATTTGTTCTTGTTGCTTTTGTTGCATTTTTTCTTGTACTGCCTCGCCTAAAATAGAATCAACCATTTGTTTGATATCATCAGGTAGTGGTTGACCTGTTTTTAAGGATTCCATATACATGGTTGTTGCAAACTTAATCAATTCTAAATCTCTATCTGAATCACCCTTTGTTTTGTTAACAGCTATCTTTCCTTGAGATTCTAGTTGATATAATTGAGCATCCTGTTGCATCTTCATTTGAGCTGATTGTTGTTGTATTTGGGCATTCATTTGGCTATTTCTTTGAGCAGCTTCCTCAGCCTCTTTTTTAGCCCTCTTCATACTTTTAGATAAATACAACTCAGCCAACTTAACATCATCTATGTTTTTAATCTTAAATACCTGCTCGTAGGTAATTGCACCTGACTGCAAGGCTTGCATCATAAGATTATTTAATTCAGACCTTTCCTTGTCATCAGGCATCATTTGAACCTTAACATCAAAGGTCATATCTAATAAACTTAAATCATACCCTTCCATCTCCTTATACTTTGTTGCCTTAAGTATAACATTATCCCATAACATCATTGCAACTTTCTCAGCCGTCTCTTCTATTAGGGTAGAGAACCCATCATAGATATATTCGGTAGCTGAGTTAGAGGCTTGTATTTGACTTTGCATAACACCAAGACCAGTCTTAACAGGAACACTAGAACCATCTCTGTATTCAGAAATACCCATCTCCTCTCTTAGTCTATCTAACTCAAAGTTGTATTGTCCAATCAGCATATTAAGCTGAGCCACATTACCATTGTTTGGAAGTTGTTGGATAGGGAAAGCCTTAGGAGTACCATCCTCATTTTTAGAACTCCAATATACACGTCCTGTTTGGTCATAAATCTTCATTAATTTTAATGGCTCAATACTATTACCTGTTCCTAAATCTACATCTGTAAAACCCTCAATGTCTACCGCAAATCCATCTGGCTTCATTAGGGCAATTAATTGTTGCATCTTTAATCTGATAACCAACATCTGTCTGATAGGACCCATAGCCTTCTCAATCATAGATGGTATTAAAGAACCATTGGAATTAGGACATATAACAGAGTAGCTGAACATAGCATCTACCCCGTTGTTGTAAGGTCTAATAGTATCTGAGGATAAATTCCACTCTAACATTATATCAGTATCACAAACCCATACACCATGGTA